GTTTCCCAGTCACGATCGAAAAGGGTATTATCTCTGCAAAAGACACCAACACATTCACCGTTCAGCCTTTCGCTAGTGCAGGATGGAGTATTGGTACTACTGCTTTGAAGGTATACGTTTACGGTTCAGAGTTCCAAAAAGGTACAAACGGTATGTCTGGTGCATTAGAAGCTGTACCTAGCTTCCACGAAACTAACCCTATTATCCTAAAAGAACTTTACGAAGTTAATGGTTCTGATATGACGAACGTAGGATGGGTAGAAGTTTCAACAGAAGGTGGTGGTTCAGGTTACCTATGGTACTTGAAGTCCGAACACGAAACAAGATTACGTTTCGACGATTACCTTGAAATGTCTATGGTAGAAGGAGTTCCTGCGGAATCAGGTTCTGACGCTGCAAACAACGCTTCTGCGAATGGTACTAAGGGTCTATTCTACGAAGTAGAGCAAAGAGGTAATGTCTTCAACGGTGTTATGGAAGCGCAAGCTGACTTTGACTCTGTATTGAAGAGACTTGACAAGCAAGGTTCTATCTTGGAGAACATGTTCTTCGCTAACAGAGACCAAAACTTAGCAATCGATGATTTCTTAGCTACTAAGAACTCTTACGGTGCAGGTGGTACTTCTTATGGTGCGTTCCAAAACGACGAGAAGACGGCTCTTAACTTAGGATTTAGAGGATTCCACAGGGGTTCTTACGAGTTCTACAAGACTGACTGGAAATACCTTAACGATTACTCTACTAGAGGAAATCTTGAAGGAAGTGGTAAAATTAACGCTCTTGTTGTTCCTTCTGGAACGAAGACTGTTTACGACCAAATCCTTGGTAAGAAAATCCGTCAGCCGTTCTTGCACATCAAGTACAAGAAAAGTGCAGTTGAAGACAGAAAGTACAAGTCATGGATTGTAGGTTCAGCAGGTGGCGCAAGCAACTCTGACCTTGATGCAATGCAAGTACAATTCTTGTCCGAAAGAGCATTAGTTGTTATCGGTGCAAACAACTTCGTAAAGGTTCAAGACTAATACGAAGGTTTATATAAAAAGAGGGTGGTGTCAAAACTGCCCTCTTATTTTTACTTAATTCAATTCTTAATTCTAAATTTACAATAAAATGGCTACTAAGCAAAGAGTATCGGATAAAACCGTATTATTCCCAGATTGGGAAAGAAAAGAAAGAGTGTACATCTGGGCAGGTGATGCAACTCCCGTGTCGGAATCACTTCAATCACGACACACAAGATTCAACGAATTACAATATTTTGACGAGGAAATGGGATACCCAAGGTCACTTAGGTATGTCACCAATCAAACAACCTTTTTTGAGGATGAACAGGTAGAGCCTTATGTGCTTGCCCCAATCATCTTTGAGGATGGTAAATTGACTGTTAAAGCAAACGATACTGTCTTACAGCAGTTTCTTGCTATACATCCTCACAACAAAGATAATGGTGGATACAAGTTCTACGAGTATGATGCCAATGCTGCTGCTGCCAAGGAAATGAAGAAAGAAGAATTAGCTTTCGAAGCTATGGAAACTTTCTTTGCAATGGGTATAGAAGACCTTGAGCCTATTGGTAGGGTAATGATTGGTAACATTGATAGTCTTGCCTCTAATGAGTTAAAGCGTGACCTTTTAATCAAGGTTAAGGCTGACCCTCAAGAGTTCTTATCTTTAGCGAACAACAGCGATATCAAAATGAAGAACCTTACATTGAGGTTGATTGATGGTAACATCATTAAATTCAAGGATGATAATGTAACTGTAGTTTGGGCGAAGAATGGTAAGGAAATCGTTAAAATTCCTTTCAGCGCAAACCCAGTAGACATGTTCTCTAAGTATTTGAAAACAGATGAAGGGTTACTTCTACAAGAAGGGTTACTTCAAAAACTAGGATAATTTCTCAAACTATCTTCATATTAATAAGGGCAATCAGCAATGGTTGCTCTTTTTTGTTTATCTTTGTACAAAACAATAGAGCATGATTAACTCGGTTCGTGATACGGTACACGATTTCTTAGAAAAAAACAATAGAGGGTGGTTGAAGCCAGAAAGGTTTAATAACTATGCATACCTCGCACAGCTTGAGATATTCGAGTCATATTTTTATGACTACGCTAAGTGGATATCCATGCAGAATAATAGAGCAACTGGAAGTGGCTATGCAGATATTCCTAGAAACATCCGAGAGAAATTAGATATCTTCCATAAGATTGCTGCATCTTTGACCTATAGTACCGATAGGTTCAATCCACCTGCAGATAACTACCGAATCCTAGACATCTTTTACGGTGGGGATTACGTAGATGAAGTGAGCCAGAGAAGACAATTGTTACTTACCAAATCCAACCTTACAGCACCTAGTACCGACTTTCCCGTGTATGTTCGAACAGAGGATGATATAGTAATCTACCCTAGTACAATCATTACAGGTATTAGTGCCAGTTACATTAGGAAACCTGCTACTCCGAAATGGACTTATCAAGTTGTGAGTGGGAATCCAGTATTCAATGGTAGTGCAGGGGATTATCAAGATTTCGAAATACATCCGTCTGACGAGCATATGCTTATTATTAAGATATTAGGGTTTGCAGGAGTTTCTATAAGAGAGGCTGATATTGTTCAATATGCAGGTTCAAAAGAGGCAGGAAAGAAAATTAACGAAAAAACTACATAATGGGAGCATTACCAACAGGAACATCACAGGAAGATTTTTATGGAGACCCAACCCTACAGGGTGGATACCAATACACAACCATTAAGGATATCGTGAATAATTTCATGCTTACTGTTGTGGGTGATAGAAATCACATAAAGTATATTGAGAAGGACGTAGTTGTATTCCATGCTAAAAGAGGTTTGCAGGAACTGAATTATGACGTTCTCAAAGAGATTAAAGGGATAGAGATTGATTTATCCGACTCACTTGCCCTAATCCTTCCAGAAGATTATGTAAAGTACGTTAGGGTATCTTGGGTTGATGCTGCAGGACAGTTTCATCCAATGATAGCAAATGAGGATACATTGATAGCAAAGGCTTACTTACAGGATAACCTATACAATATCCTTTTCGATGGTACAGGTGCTGTTCTTACAGCTAATGAAAACAGTTATGACCAAACGATTGTAGGTCAAAATACATACACCTACTATAGACCAAACGATTATGGATTAGGGTACGATAACTATTACGAGTCCAATAACGCTAGATTCGGTATGCAAACTGACAAGGCTAATGCTAATGGATGGTTTACTGTGGACAAGCGTTCTGGTGTTATGAAGTTTTCTTCTAACGTAGGAACTAAAACTATCGTACTTGAATACATTTCTGATGGTCTTGAGTATTCTGATATAGGGGATATCAAGGTAAATAAATTTGCAGAGAAAGCATTGATGCTGTACATGGAGGCAGAGATATTAGGAAACGTCGATAAAGTTCCAGAGTATGTTGTAAAGAGAAAGTTCAAGCAAGCACACGTACAGAAGATAAAAGCTAAAAACAGACTGTCTGGACTTAACTACGAGGAACTTCTACAAGTCCTTAGAGGAAGAGACAAACGTTTAAAATAAGATAAATGAAGCTATACAATAATTTTGCAGCAGGGGTGATGAACAAAGATTTGGAACTGCGCCTAATGTCGAAGAGTTTTTACCTTGATGCTAAAAACGTAAGGATATTAACACCCGAAAGTGAAAACTCACGCTCTGTGAAGTTTCCATTGGGTAATACTTCCGTTACAGGTCTTGCTTTAGGTACTAATGCTGTGTCTACTGGTTTCTGTGTTGATGGTCTATCCAACAAGATTTATTGGGTTGTGCGTAGTGATAGTGGTTCATACGTATGTGAATACGATACTAATACCGATGCCGAGGCTATTGTACTTGGTGACAACCGTGGAGAATCTACAAGAGTATTTGATTTCCCATCTACTGGTAATGTAGAAATGAGGATTATCAATGACAACGATAATGGGCGAAACTTCCTATTTATCGCTGATGGTGTTGGTGAACCTTATTACTTTGAGATAGATGCTGCCAAGGCATTACCTGACAACTTATTTACGTTGCAAAACGTATCGCTTATTAAAGCACCTCCTGTTTCTGCACCTACTCTTACATTGGGTAACACAGCCTCTTCTCAAGAAAACAACATTGAGGTGAAGTTCTTATCATTCGCATACAGGTATAGATATACACATGGTGAAATAAGTGCGTTATCTCCATTCTCGGAGTTCGCATTCAAACCATCTAATTTCTCATTTGACTACGGAACAGGCACTAACAAATCGATGCTCAACGCATTCTCACAGGTTACCATTGCTTTTAATGCAGGTGGTGCAGATGTTGAGGGTATAGATATCATTGTAAAAGAGTCTGGAAGCAACACAGCATACATTGTAGAATCATTTGATAAAGGTAACGAGAGTTGGGGTGACGGTTCAGCACAGAGTATTGATTTTGCAAATAGCAAGATTTACAAAGCATTAAATTCCAACCAACTTGCTAGAGTATTCGATAATGTTCCTACCCTAGCACATACTGTTGAGATAATCGGTAACAGGGTTGTATTCGGAAACTACAAGGAAGGTTACGATATTGTGGATGATGTAGACGTATTAATCTACCCTGCATTCACATTGGATTATAATGCAGCAGCAGGTACATCAGGTGAGGCTCACAATCAAGTAAAGGCAAACCGTGATTACGAAATAGCAATTGCATATCTTGATGGTAAAGGACGTATGACTACACCTCTTACATCAGAAGGTAATACGGTATTCGTTCTTAATCAGGATGCTAACAAGAAAAATACATTGGAGGTTTCCATTACTTCCGAAGCACCCGCATGGGCAACTGGCTATAGGTTCTTTATCAAGCAATCAAAAATCAATTACGATACGATAGCACCTATTACTTTCTACCGTGATGGTATCTTTGCATGGATTAAAATCCAAGGTAACGATAGTAGCAAGATAAAGGAAGGTGACTTTGTATACGTTAAGTCGGATACTTCTGGTTTGAAAAATACTACCATCCGTACTAAGATATTGGAAGTTACCCAGAAAGATAGAAACTTCCTTGAAACTGACCAAACGATAATTGATGGCGTAGCTACACTTCAACAAGATGGTCTGTATTTCAAAGTAGAAGTTAATGACTACAGTTTAAGTGAGGCTGCTGTTACCAACTTTACTGGTAGTACGGTATTTGCTTTCCGTAGTACTTCTACTGACAACAATATCTTAGGTTCGGTAACTTACATAGATGATATTTATTATAAAGGTGTTGGTCTAAATGACCTTACGGATAACAATACATATACTGGTTCTGATGACATCAGATACGAGATTCAGGTCGATGGTGTGGCAGGTACAAACACTTTTCAATGGAGAGAGTTCAACGTATCTACTGGTGTTACTGGTGCATACACTAGTGGTGTTGCAATGACAGGTAGTGCGCAAACACTTTCCAACGGTCTACAAATTACATGGGGTTCTACTACAGGTCACACGTTGAACGACGAATGGGTTATTCCATGCAAGGCTGCAGCTAGAACTAGTGATTGGGATAGAGGTGGTTCTGTTGGTACTGACGGTCGTAGAGCAATCATGCTTTTCCAATCTAAGGATACCTCTGATGAAACAATAAAAGCAGGTGCATCGATTACTCTTACTTACGATGATTCAGCATCTGGTGATAACGTACAAAATGTTGCAGGTCTGGTTTCGGAAACACTTACTTCCTCACAGGATTATCCTAACATGGAAGAATGGTTCTATGGTGATAATATTGTTTCATCCATGACGTACCCTGCAGATGTAACACGCATAATGTTCCGTAGAGGTACTCTAACGAAAACAGATGGTCAGCAAATGACTGTAACTGGTTCTACTGGTAGGTTGTACATGGCAATGTTATCACAATGTGATTACACAGGTACTGGTGGGTCTGAAATACGTATCGATACTTCCATATCAATTACTGAATTGGATAACGCTATTGTATTCGAAACAATCCCTGTGGACGAAAATAGTGAGATATTCTACGAACTTCCTCGTACATATTCAATTAGCGGTAGCAATCACCTTGGAAACGGTGGTGGCGATGTGAATCAAAACTTTGGTATCACCCCTGCTACAATCAACTTGGAGTACTTCAACTCATTTGGATGGTACAATGGGTTTGAGTCTATCAAAATTGGTGATACTTTCAACGAGAAGACAATGATACTTGATACCAAGCCATTGATACCTATCGATGATTACAAGCAAATAACGAGAATAGCATCCTTGACTTATAGTGGTGTTTATGAAGCAACTACAAGCTACAACGCATTAAACGAGTTCAACCTTGCCAATGTGAACTACAAGGATATGGATACTAAATATGGTTCAATCCAGAAGCTACACAGCAAGGATACTGACCTATTAGTTTTCCAAGAAGACAAAACACATCGTGTTCTCTTCTCTAAGAGTATTTTATTCAATGCCGATGGTCAAGGTAACGTTACGCAGAGTTCTAACGTCCTAGGACAGGAGGTGGCTTATCAGGGCGAATATGGCATAGGTTTACACCCAGAGTCGTTCGCATTCTTCGGAAATCGCATTTATCACATCGATGAAGCACGTGGTGCGCTCATGAGGCTTGGTGTTGATGGTTATACTGAAATATCCAAGAAAGGATTGTCTGATTACTTCCGTACACTTGGTGGTCAAACAAACTACGTTGGTGGTTATGACCCATACAATGACGAATACCTTATTAACGTAGCACCAGATGCTTCACCCCTTACTGTTTCCTTCACCGAAGGTGCGGAGGGTGGGTTCTCTGCTTTCTACGAATACGAGCCTGAAAGACTTGTCGGTGTGAACAATAGGCTGTACTCTATGAAGAACGGTCAACTTTACTTGCATGATAGCAACACAACACGTAATAATTTCTACGGTGTGC